CTTAGAAGTTTAAAAAGATTTTCTTAGAAGTTTTATTCAAACCCCTCACCATCAAAATCTTTCTTCTTCTGTGCTAATGTTTTCCTAATATACTCATCAGCGTTATTCATTTTACCTTGTACTTCTTTACCACCTTGTGTGTTGGTTTCATATATTTGTATGTAACCTGTATTGGTGTTAATGGTTGCTGGAAAGGTTATTCCATCTGGCCCAAATCTATTTTTAATAACATGAAAACGACCTGTATTAGCAATCTTATCTTCTACTTTTCTACTCATACTCATAACAAAATCTGCTGTCATAACCTTTGAATAGTCTTCTGATACTTTATCAGCTCCAATTACATCCTCTTCAAGAGCAGAACGATTTGCCTGTGATGCAGTCCATACTGGTATATCAAACTCTCCCGCCATACCTCTTAACTCCTCATAAATATGTCCTAACTGATGTCGTTTTTCATTAAAATGTTGAGTGGATTTCATAATATCTGCATAATCCACAATCACTAAATCTGGTTTTAATCCTCTCATCTCACATTGTTGTAAATGTGCGGCAAGAGTATTTACACTCGCGGTTCTTGTTGGATAGTATTTTATTATCAACTCACCCTTTAACTTTGAAATCTTTTGTTGTACTTCTTCTTTATAATATTGTAAGTTACCTGTTGGCTGTCCACTTACTATTGTATCATATCTTAATCCCACATACTGAGCATTTAACTCTAATGTATAATGAACTACAGTCTTACCTTTGGCAACTGCTTCAGCTCCAAGAGCTTGAAGTGTCCAACTCTTACCAATACCAGCGGGAGCAACTATAACTCCAAGTTCACCACCTGCCAATCCACCATCCATTAATTCATTTATACTATCCCATTTTGTTGGTAATGTATTTCTTGATTGTTTAGTTAATCTTTCTTCCAAACCCGTAATGTATTCGTGTCCTATATCAGTTTCAACACCTGCCTTCATTGCATCATCTATAAGTGTTTTTATCTCATCATATCTTTGAGATTCTAATAACTCAACTGATTCCATGATTGCATTCTTTACAACTTGATTCTTACAGAACTCAAGAGATTTCTCTTTTACAAAATCTAAATCTGGTGATTCTCTATGTTGCCAGGCATTTCTTAAACTATCCACGATAGATGTTTTCAACACATCATTATCTACATCATCTACGAGAACCTTTAATGCCTCCATTGTTGGTGTGGTTTTATATTTTTTGAAATAATCCTTGATGGATTTTATGATGAATTTATTACTATCTGAATCGAAGTAATTTATTTCTAAGATATCTAAAATAGTTTTAGTATACTTAACATCAACCAATAATGATGTCAAGATTTTACTTTGAAAATTTGTTCCGTATTGTATTAAAGATTCACTCATTATAACCTATTATTAAGTATCAAGATTGCTGTATAAATCACGATATTTTTTATCATAAATTTCATTTCTTTTCTTATCACGATATCTTTGTCGTGCCTTTGCCCTTATCTCTTCTGCATTTCGTTTGTAATGTTCCATTTGCCACTTTCTTTGAGCATCTCGTCTCTCTTTTTCGGTGAAGTATTTTCTCTTTCTACCCATGAGTTTTCTCCGCCATCTGATTCAATCTATTGAATGTTGTTGTTAACCAACTCTCAAGATTAGGTAGGGCAGTATACATCTTATCTTCCAAGAACATTCTTTGAAATTTATGTTTAATAATTCTTTGAATTGGTTTCTCCATTATTTCTTGTATTTTTAATTTACTACTACCTGATATATTTAAATCATCTAAATCCATTAACAATTTATTCATCTCTAATTGTTCTTTTGAGTTTACAATTTCAGTACATAATTTAAATTGTTTTTGTTTTGGTACAGAACTTTTTATTAAATCATCAAGTGTATATTTGTGTGGTGATTCAAGCCAAGGGAATATTTTTAATAATGTTTTTTGTCCAGCACCTTTGATACCTGGTATCCCATCAGATTTATCACCATCCATCATTCTGTATAATAAAAAGTTTTTGGAATTGATTCCATACTCATTTAAGATTTTTTCTTCATCATACATTTTCTTTTTTGTTGGTGACCATACTCTGATTCTTTCATCTACTAATTGTAAGAAATCTTTATCAGTAGACATAATCGTACATTTATCTTTGAAGACATGTTTTGATGAATATCCAATAACATCATCGGCCTCAATATTATCCATTGTGGTTATGGTTAATGGTAAACACTCAAGATACTCTATTAACCTATTCAACTGAGCAATCATCATTTTATGTTCTTCTTCTCTTGTAAGAGAAACATCTGTATGACGATTTAACCTTAAGGACATTTTTCTTCCTGCCTTATATTCAGGAAAAATCTTTCTACGGCGGTTAGACCCACCCTTACCATCAAACACGATGATAGTGCGGGTTGGCCTAACCATATTTATAGCATAACCAATTGACCTTAAAAAACCTACTATTCCACCAATGTGAATACCATCCTCATTAGTAGTAGGTATCGCGGTGAACACTCTAATAAAAGTATTCAATCCGTCTATGAGTAAAACCGAGTCGTTTGGTTCACCACTATCTATTTTACCGCCAGATTTCTTAATCTCCTCAAGTATTGATATGTATTTCTTCTTAGTCACCAAGAACCTCATCTGTGAACTCTACATCATCAATACCAAGTTTTTCTTTGTATTGTAATATAACCTTATCACAAATGATTTTGTATACATACTCTCGTAGTTCATCATCACTGGTAATCAAATCTTCCCAATCTTTTGATAGGAACTTATGGTCTTTACCATTCTGGTCTGTAAGAGTATACCAAGCACCACCTGTCTTTACTAACTTATGTTCTTTCAACACAGTCAACCATGCACCATAGTTATCAATACCTCTATCGAAGTACATATCATAATCTGCATGTCGTAAAGGTGGGCCTAAACGATTCTTAACAATCTGTGCTCTACATTTCATACCCAATACATTTTTACCTGTATCTTTTATCTGTCCCATGTTCTTTAATCGAATACGAGTAGATGCGTGAAATGGTAATGCCTTTCCACCACTTGTTGTCCAAGGGTCTCCAAACATCACACCTAATTTTTGTCTTAACTGATTAGTAAACACTAATGCAACTTTTTGTCTACCAATCATTTGAGTAATCTTTCTCATTGCCTTTGATATAATGATTGCCTTTGCAGTTGCCCAACCATCTTTATCAAAATCAGCTTCTAACTCTACTTTCGTAGTAGCAGCAGCAAGTGAATCTACAAGAATAGTTACTAACCTATCTTTATCTGATTCTCTTACTTTAGTTACGATTTCTTCAATCGCTTCAAAGATATCTTCTACAGTCTCTAAATGTAGATACAACATCTTACTCATATCAATTCCAATCACATCCATGAACTCTTGAGAAACAGAAGTCTCAGTATCTATGTATACTGCAACTCCACCTTTCTTTTGAGTTTCTGCAAGGATATGAGCACCAAGTAGAGATTTTCCACTTGATTCTAAACCATTGATTTCAGTAATTCTACCAACTGCAATACCACCATTTGGTTTGTTTGATATTGCCAAATCTAACATAGAACTACCTGTGGATATAAAATCCTTAATATCAGTAGGTGTTGAATCACTTCCATCAAGAAAGTATGCAACTTTTGTATCTTTGAACTTTTTATTTAAACTATCGGCCAGAGTATTGGCCAACACATCGTTTACTGATGCCATCCTAATCTCCTAAGTTAATAATGGGAGCCACAATAGATGACTCCCATATATTTGTTATAATTTATGAATTGAATAATTCATCAAAGGCATCACCAGTATTACTTACTGATTTTGCACTTGAGATTTCTGAAGCAGAAACTGATTCTTCTTTTTCTTCTTCATCATCATCATCACTTGGATTCAACCACTCATTCAACACATCAGTAAGGTCATCATAAGATAACTCTTGATAGATTTCCTTAATATCTTGTTGTGTTTTTACCAACTCAAGAACTTCTGGTTCATCTGAAATTGGTGTTTGATTAGGTTTAACACGAATGTTAGTTTTTGGATAACTAGCACCTGTCTCTTCTGCTGAGATAAACTCAACAACAACATCACGACCATTTACTGGGTCGGTGATATCTCCATAATCAGGGTCTGCGATAATAGAAAGTAGTTCTTGATAAACTGTCTTTCCAAATCCCCAAAACTTCACTCCTTGTTTTTCCTCACCTCTTACAATAACTGGAGCAAAAGTTCTCATTTTAGCCTCAAGTTTTCTTGATAACTGATAGTCTTCTTTACTACCACTTGCTTTTAGTTTTTGAGCAAACTCTTCAATAGGGTCTGGTCTACCAAAAGAAATTGGTGAAAGATAAGAACGATTGTTCAGATTGTAGTGAAAGAAAAGTTCAATAAAAGGATTATCTTTATTGAATGCATAAGGAACGATTCTAATTTGAGTTTTACCTGGTTGTGGTTTCCAAAGACTGGAAGTACGATTGTTTGTGGTTTGTAACTGATTTAGTCGTTTTTTAATTGCATTTAAGTCCATTACTTAACTCCTCATTTGTTTATGTTTATTGTTTATTTATTAATGGTATCATTTTCCGATACAATAATAAGTATAACCTTTATTAATAAAAATGTAATCTTTTTTCATATTTTCAAAAAAAAATGGCCATCTTGTTTTTAAGTTTGTAGTATAGTGGAAACTAAAAATCGTGTGGCCATTTTTTAAATAATTTAAATTGGAAATCTTGGGGATGTGAGATTTGCGAGTACTCACAACTTAAAGCTCAGATTTTTTATACCTTGTACCTAATACCCATCAGTTACGATGATTCTTCTCAAGATGGTTAATCTCATTGAAGTGAGTACAACCTCTGTATTATTGCTTTATCTCTCTGAGTTTAGATTAATTCAGCCATAAAGTGGGATTTCAGTATTACCCTTACCCACAACAAGGTCAACAGAATCGCTTATCTGTTTTTATTCTTCAAGTACATTAGATTATTGATGTCTCAACTACTCTACCATTCGGCTTTGTAGGTTCACCACGAACTAATCTCAGATTGCTTTATGGGCTTCCGAAGTCTACCCATTATTCAGCCAATCCCATACAGAGTTAATTACTCTCTGTACTTTCCGATTTCTCAATTGTCAAATAACTTTATACATTAATATATATGTATATAAAATCTGAAAATGTAATTTATTTTATATTTTCTTGATTTTTTTTCTGATTTTTGGTAGCAATTTCTTGTACTTTATTCTCATCAATCATCAATTGTGAAAAATCAATACAAATAAATTCAGCATTGAAATTTTTATTCCAATCACCAAATTCATTTTTTACATTATCTTTGAACCCTCGTGCCACCACAACGATTCTATCAACTTTACCACCACGATTCATATAGTATCGTGCAACTTGTGATACTACATCAGTACTAGCAATCTCATCTTTGATTTCTACTAATGAAATAAAATCATCATCTTCATAAGTGAAATCAGGTTTTGATGATACGATTTGTTTTTCGTGAGATTGATTAGATTTGATATCTTCAACTGAAATATCTTTACCATAAACCAACTTACGAAGTGCATCACCTACTACACCCTCAACTCTCATTTGTTCATCAAATGCATCATGCCATTGTGTTTCTTTAACATCTGCAGGTTCAAAACCCTTATGAGTTTCAATCCAAGGCTTCATTTGTCTTTTTAACTCATCTACAAATGCGGTATCAAAACCATTTTTTGTAGTGTTGGTAGGTATGATGTAATCTTTAGGTACATCAATCTCAACAAATAAACCATTAAGATGTGCCAAACCACCATCTCTTTCAGATGCCTTTAATTTGATAGTACCTAATAAAATATCATTTTGATAAACATAATATGTTGGTACTGCACTTGGAGCATAATTTTTTGTTAATAAATTACGATTTCCAAGATTTGATACAATTTCTGTTTCAATGGCAGAAAGGTGTCTACCTATTTTAACATCAAATTGAGTCTTGGTAGGTACTATCTTATCATCATCGAGATAATCAGTATACCCCCATTTTGTAATAATGTTCCAAGTGTTGTTTTGTGTATTTTCATAACTAACACCTGGTGTTTTCCAAGAATCATCTTGAACATCACGATTGTTTAAGAAAAACTCACCTGGTTCTAAAATTCTCTCTAATGTTTTATTAGATTTGTGAAGTTTCCAGGTAATTTTTACTTTACCACTTTTGAGTAAGCGATTGTATCTGTTCTGCATTGAACGATACCAAGTGTTCTTAGATGGATTCCACCATTCTTTGACGAATTTGGAAGTATTGACATTGGTTATCTCAACCATTGTACCATGAGTTGAATTTACTGGTGATAATTCAAGTTCTACTTGTTTATCTGATAAATCCAATACTTCCATTTTAGGAACTTCACCATCATTGTAAACAACTGATGATTCGAATCCATTTTCCAAACCTACCTCACTTGTTACAACTCTACCTGGTTCACCAAGATAATTAGTGAATTGGTTATATCCCAATCCCCATCTTGAAGTTCCACCATTTACTATTTTGGTTTTTGCATCAACTGCTGTAGTAACATACAACTTTGTTGATACGGTATCTTTACTCATACCAATACCATTATCATAAATTTTAATAGTATCTGGTATTGTGTTTCCGTTTGGAGCAAAAAACTCAATAACTACCTCTCTGACATGGTCTTCAGGCAATCTTGGGTCATCTAATCCAATAAAACAGTTATCGACTGCATCCTCAAGTGCGTTATATGCAGCTCCATACCCTGCACCCTTGAATGATTTATATACATCTGATGTGATTATCAGATTTTTAGATTGTAATTTAGCCATTTGCTAATCTCCTATATTAATTGTATTGAATATCCTACATCAATACATTTGTTCAAGTTAGATATTGTTGAATATTATACATCAATCAATATCATATATACATATATATCAGATACAAATCTGAAAATGTAATTTTTTTAATAATTATTTTTCAATTGACATTAACCTTTCTTCTACTCGTACATCTGTAATACCACGAGATTCACATTTCTTTTTAAATCTTTTATACATTTGGTTCAAAGCTTTTCTTTGTTTTACACTTAACATACCATTAAATCTTAATTGTTTTTCTACTGAATCTAAAAACTCTGTACTACGAATTACATATGTTGGTTGGTATCCACAGCCATTTAATAAAGTTCTAATCAAATTGATTTTGTATTGACCATCTTTAATATTTTCTAACTTTTGATACTTTTCTAATTTGTTTTCTGTTTTCTGCCACTCTACATATTTTGTAATAAGGTTTTCCATTGAGAGTTGCATACTAGCAGTTATTCTTCTTTTACCAAACGCGTTGTACATCGAGATAGTAAATTCCCTCACACTATCTGGTTGATAATATCTATGGTCATTTAGTATATGGTTCAGTTGTCTACGAACCTTGTTTAATTTTTCGGGGTAATCTATATATCTACTCACGATATTGTATATCCTTGATTATTAATTTCTTTTACTTCTTCAATCAATTTATTAATCTCATACCTTACACCATCAGAATAACTTCTGGCGTTTTCATTTTCATCTGTTTCAGGTATTTGATAATAAGCATCCATCGCAGAAGTTTCTATATTTCTTAATTTATTTAAAATTTCTTGTAATGTAATTTTCATTATGCAACTCCTATATTGTTTGTAAGGAAACAAGCCTCCATTAATGATATTTCAGGTTTTTCATTTATAACCCAATCTTCGATGAAATCAATCATCAATAACATTGTATCTGGTGATATGTGATACATTAAATCCCAATACGGGTCATTAGAACTCATCATCGTCAATACCATCCCAAAGGTCATCGTTTAACATATCCATTAGTTTACTTTCCTTAACACTATTAGTGTTGGAAACACCGAACATATCATTTAGATTATCAAACTCTGAATTCTTCAAACCCATGTCATCAAGGGCCTTTACTTTAACCCCATAACCAACATCGTTTTTAGTAACTCTTTTTTTATTCTTACTCATTTCTTTATTTTCTCCTTAAAAATTATACCTAAATCTAAGGCCATTTTATAATACAAGTCAAGTACTTTTTTACTAATCTTCCAAATAATTTACTTGAACCTCATTGAGATGATAATCTCTCTCAGCCCATCTGAACTCATTCTTGATGTGTTCTTGTGTTTTCTCAGCAATAGTATCTGCGAACCATCTCGCATCTCTATTCTCATTTTTTTGAGCTTTCTCACCAACACCTTGTTCTGGTACGAATATCTCCATAGTTACATTTACAAAATATCTTTTAGCCATAATTTTTCTCCTTTACATTTCCAAAGAATCTAACCACTCATCAATCTCTTGTGGTGTCATTCTTCCATCTTCTTCAAGAGCTTCTCTCTGTTCATCTCTTGTTAATGGTCTACCATTATTATATACTGGCCCAATACCAGTTTCGGCTTGGAACTCAATATCGTGTTCTGGTAGATTACCAGCATCTCTCGTTAATTCATAATTCATACAACCCATAGCAAAAGTTCCCATATCCATTTTAATTTTTCCTTTTTATCATTATTATCATACTATAATATAACCATTTCTAACATTAGTTTCAATATTTTTTTTACTTTTTTTTTAAATTTATTATACATGAAATGCACAATGTAGGATAAAATATCGTCCCAACAAATTCCATAGTATTACAGTTATCACATTTTATCATACTATAATATATGGCTTTTTAAACTTGGAGTCAAGTGTTTTTTTTTATTTTTTTTTATTTATTCCAGTCCTTGATATCTACGATTTGAAATATCTTTGTAGGTACTACATTTAAACCATGTTCATTGGTTAATAGTAGTGTGTTTTGATACTCACTCCAATCAACATTATATCGTTTATCTAAAACACCATTGTTTTTACTTCTGATAACTTCATTTAACGCGTTGATTGTGTAGAGTGTATTTGATTGTTTTTTTCTATGTAGTGAGATTGTGTTCTCAATGTTTTCTTCGTAATTATCCACTAACTCAATATTATATGTACAGATTAATTGAGTTAAATCATCTTGATTTTGAAAGATATAAATTTTATCATATAGAATTTCATTACAAGTTATAATGATATCGATGGTTTCATTTAACCTTGATTGTCTTGTGAATGTACATAGTAATTGTGTTTTCATTTTACTTTCCCATTATCATCGATACAATCTTTTAAATCACTACCATTATTATAGACTGTACTTGCTTTACTTTCTGGTCCTTGTTTAGTTCTAATTTTCTTTTCTTGAAATGCAAAATCATCATCTGATTTTTCATCACCTTTCATGAAATAAATAATTTTACCAGCTCCAGTTACATTACCCTCTTTATCTGTTTGTGCAACTAAATCACCTGTATAGAACCTTTTCTGAAAATCTGTTTTTGTATCTACACCAAGACATTTAGCAAGAACCTCTTTGTTTAAATAATGACCACTCATATTAACCTCAAACATATCATCATATTCATGAACCGTATCTTCTGTTTGAGTTAACATATCCATATGTGCAAAATCCCAAACACTTTCAGCTGCCAAGTAATCACCCATTCCTATTTCTTCACCATCAATTTTAATTTTAGTTTCATTCAATTGTTCTTTTTGTTGAAGTTCCATTTCAAGTGCACGAGTTCTAATCTCTTCAATTTCCTTTGCAGAATCTGGTGTAAAATCAAATCCTTTAACGACCGTTCCTGCCTTTTGTCTTGCTGGTGTATCTTCACCTTTATTCAATCTACCTAATACTGCTTTATCATCACCAGTAGGAACTTCTTCAGAATTTCTTTTCATGTATGCTCGTAGCATTTGTTCTTCAGTTGGTGGTTTATCGTACCCATTAGGATTACCTGCCTCTAACCACTTCATTGCCTTTTTAGCTTTTGCTGTTGGTTCACCTTTTTTATTAGTCTCATTAATAGCATCTTCACCATAAAAACCTACTACTCTCTCATTCCAATATTTATCTGCTTTTCCTTTTGCACCACTTGTTTTCTTGAAATTATCAATAACATCTTGAGCATCAACTTCACCACTATCTAACATTTCCATACATTTTTTAGATACATTTGTTGCACGAGTTTTAAATTCATCTTCTATATCATCAATTCTTTGTGCGAAAGCTGCTCTTGTATCTAAAATCACTTGTTCTTGTTCATCAGTTATTTGACCTTGTTGTTTTAATTCTGCTACAGCTCTTTGTGTTGCCTTACCTGTTAACTCTTCTCTTTGTGTTGAATTACCTGTTTGAGCAGTTCTACTATCTTTATCAGAATGAAACAATAATGTTACTTCACCTGAATCTTTATCTATAATAATTGAAGATGTATCAGATGGATTTTTACCACCACCTGCAGTATCTATTAAATTATTTACTTTATCTTCTGGTATAACAACTTTTTTACCATTTTTAAATGCAACCACCTTTTTCCCTTTTAAGAATTTCTTTTGTGCATCTTTATCACTTTGTTCTCCACCAAAGTTCATCAAGTTTGTGTTCTTCCATCCAAATTTTTCTGATTGTTTTTTGGCCTTATTGGTTTTTCTTTTAGCATTTCTTACTGCCAATATAGTCTTGGATACAATACCTCGTTTTTCTGTTGGTGTATCTGGTGGTAAATCACCAACTTTTAAATCACCTGCAATTGTATCACTTTGATTTTGTTCTTCAAGCCTTGTTCCTTTTAAATCTTCTAATAACATTTCAACTGCTTGTTCTTCTGTTATGGAATCATCTTCAAACATTTGTTCAGAAATACTATTACTACCCTCTTCATTTAACATAGAACCTGGTCTACCTGGTGCTCCTTGTTCCCATCCTCTACTAAATCTTTTTTTCCTATCTTCAGTATTTGTATTTGAGGTCTGTTCTACAGATGAACTTGATTGTGTATCCTTTTCTTTCTTTTTGGCATCTTGGGCCTTTTGTGATTTAGGATGTTTTTTGATATAATCGGCTTGTTGTTCTGGTGACATCTTTGTCCACCACTCTTCACTTTCAGTAAGATTTTTAATCAACTCGACACGAGCTTCCACTGGCCATTGATGTTCTTTTAATACATCATATAACTTCATTAAATGTTGTTCATTAGTTAAATCAGGTATCCCATCACTAACTCTGAAACTTAACTCATTTAATATTTGTTTCCAACTCATTGTATTTCCTTTTTAAAATCTACAATCTTGACAGGTAAATTATAACCCATCGCAACACCTAACATTAATCTTGTATTTCCCCCTAATAAATATAAGTTTTTCAATTTATCTCTCACTATCACCGGCGGTGGGAACTTTGTATTTTTCTTTAATCCATCTAAAATTGATTTCCAATCTTTATGATATCCTTTTGCAAGTTCTACTGCCCTTTTCATTCTATCTTCATTTGGTAACTCTAATATATCACCAACATCT